GACGGATACGCAAATGGCGAATTAGTATATGATGTTTGGAAGTGTTCAGAATGTGGATGTGTATTTGAAGATGATTACGAAAAACCAACATATAACTACTGCCCTAACTGCGGCGCAAATATGAGAGAGGTGGAGAAATGAAATTAGAAATTGATATAGACGAAAAAGAGTTTGGAATAGATATAGAAAATAAGTTTCAAGATTTTTTCAAAAGATTACAAGCTGAAATACAAAGCCGTTTAATTTCAAATGACACATTAGTATGCGGAGTTTATGAATTGGAAACCATAGAAATGTTTTTGACCGCATTTAAAAATGCCACGATAGAGCAAGAGCCAAAGAAAGGACATTGGCGTAAAATTCATTGGAAAGCGTTTAGATGTTCCGAATGTAAGAGATTGAGTGAATTTTGTACGGATTTCTGCCCGAATTGTGGAGCATATATGAGAGGCGAAGAAGAATGAGCAATATTAAATTTTACATTCCAAAGAGTGAGACGATTCCAACAGACTTGCGACTTTATGTCGGAGAAAACTATATTAAGTATGAGCGTACTGATAAAGGATTTTTGTTTAAAACGCTTATCGACAATGAAGATGAGGCAATTAATGTGGTGCAACAAATCGTCAACAAGATGAAATCAGAACATGATGAATCAGAGCATGGAGTATCATGGCGCACTGTTTCTTTAGCTATTGTCCCACAAGACGAAAGATACAAAATTGGGGCATGGGTCGAATGGAAATATCGAGTTCGTGATTCGTATTGAAAGAGGAGACAGTATGAGATTGATTGATGCAGACAAATTGATTGATTACACAGACGATAGATATTCATGGCACGAGATTGGAAGAAGAGACCGAGACGAAATTGTGTGGGCTATTGAATCTGCGCCGACAGTTGAAGCAGAACCCGTTAAGCACGGAAGATGGAAGTATGACGGAAATGGCATGGACTGGAACATACCGGCATGGATATGTTCAGAATGTGGTTTTAGAAATGATATGATACCTACACTTGTAAAGGGTGTAAATGGAATAGTAGAGTTTCAAAACCCTATGTCATGGTCTGGCAGTAAGTATTGTGCTAATTGTGGGGCAAGGATGGATGCAGAATGAAATATTGCGTAGAAGCGAATTTGAAATTTGATATCAATGTAGAAGCAGACAGCGAGGAAGAAGCAATGAGAAAAGTGGAAGATGAGGTTTACGAAAATGGCAGATATTTGGAAATGTCACCGTTCGATTGCTATTATAAATGGTATTTCCGAATAAAAGATGAATAAGGTAGAAAGGAAAGAAGAATGAAAGGACGCAGCTGTGAGAAATGTGAGTTTGCCAAGGTTGTGCCTGGCGAGTACATAGAATGTGTGCGATTGCATTGCTTAATGGATTGGAGGTACTGGCACAACGAAACACCAGATGATTGCCCGATAGAAAAGAGGAAAGAGGAATAAATACATGGCTGGAATTGATACTATGGTAACTTCAGATGAAAGATATAAACTAACTTTTTATACAAATGATTTTGGGGAATATAAAGCAGTGGAAGAGTTTTGTAAAAGGATAATAGATTCAAGACAAGAAAGGAGAAGCAAAAATGGATATTGAAATAAAAGATTCGACAATTGAAGATTTATCGTATTATGCAAAAATGATTTTTGATGAAATGGAAGCGCGATATGACGATTTATCTGCACTGTATGGGGCACTTCATGATGACTATAATGAATTGCAAGAAAAGTATGAGGACTTAAAGCAAGAAGAATCAGAACCACAATATGACTACAAAGCATATAATGAAGGCTTTGAAAACGGCGAATATAGTATGCAGAAGAAGGCATACAAAATTTGTGAATATTGGAACGATAATAATACAGCCGCTTTAATTGCGTTGTTCGACGGTATGGTGCTGTCACAAATATTTGAAGATATAGAAACGGCATATAATAAAATCGCTGAATATGAAAGGAAGGAAAAAGAAATCAAGGTTGGAGATGAAGTTGTTGATTGTGATGGAACTAAGTATGTTGTCAGGTTCTTAAATGATAGTTATGTAGATGCATTGGCATATAATGGGGTATCAGTGGAATGTGATTATGCAGATGTATCAAAAACGGGTAAACACTATCCGTTGGAAGAAATGTTAAAGGAGTTGAAATAAATGAAACCAACGAATGAAGAAGTGTATGATGCATTAATCACATTGAAAAATCTTTGTTCTGAAATCGGAGATTGCCTAAATTGTCCATTGCATATGGAGAGCTTTAAATCTTGTGGATTGATGGAATACACGCCAAACGAATGGGAAATCAACGGAGTCAGTGATTGGAAAGCATTTGAATAGAAAGGAAGAAGTTATGTCACAGTGCGAAAGAATTTTGAAGTATATGAATGAGCATGGTAGTATAACAACACTTGAAGCGTTTATTGATATGGGTATTACCAGATTATCAGGTAGAATCCATGACCTACGGCAAAAGGGGTACAATATAAAATCAGAGTGGATTGATGTAACGAACAGATATGGCGAAACAGTTACGTGTTGTAAATATTATATAGCAGACGAATAGACGGTGAGAAAGCCGTTTATTTTTTTGAAAAAAGATAAAAAAAATTTGACAAACAATAAAATTATGTTTATAATATAAGTAGAAAGAAAGATAAAGGAGAAAGACAAAATGACAATAAAACAAATTAAAGAAGATTACAAAAATTATAGAGTTAGAGGAAGTAACGAAAAGAACAGCTTTGTAGTATACAACTACAAAGACGGAAATGGAAAAGTAGTTATAGTTGTAAACAGACATAAAAGCCGTTACATTGGAGGATATGTTACGCAAGTGGTTAGAGTGGATGACGGAAAAGAATTGATTGAAGATGGTTGGTGTAGACCATGTGATAATTTGGATGATGCCATTGATGTAGCTGGAGAAATGATGACGGAGTAGGCGAAAAACCGGAAGTGAGGCGATAACACTTCAACACCGGTTTTATAAGAGGAGGAAAGAAAATGGCAAAAAAATATCCAGCAAAGTATATAGGATGTGCACATGATGGTTGGGAACATACATACTTATATTATGAATATAAAGGGTATGAGTATGAGGTCGAAAAGTCTAATAATGGATATATGGAACTTCCGTTATGTATGCAACACAAAATAGAACAAGAAAAAATAGATGAAATGATAAAAGAGAAAAGTAAGCCAAAGAAGATTAAAGAATGGAAATATGAAGGCTCAGCTCAAGAAGGCTTTGATATATTTTGGGAATATGTAAATCAAGAGTGAGGCAATGAAAGGAGAAACATATGACAAATTATGAAATCTTAATGCTAGCACATATAGCTTTGTTGGGAATCTGGAGCAAAGCATATGACAAAAAGTTGGAAAATCAAAACGAGCAAACGATAGCCGAAGAAAGAGAGCTACGCAAAAAGCTTGATGAACTAAACGTTTTAATTCATAAAGAGGAGGCAGAAATTTATGAATGACAATTTGTTGGATAGGACTTTTAGTTAACGAACAATGCAGATAAGGCATATGCCGAGAAAGGATTTAAAATGTTTTATCAGCCTGATTTACTTGATTGTTTGAATAAAGATAGAAAGGTTAAACGAATAAAATATGATGAGGCTAGACCTTTCATAATGAATATACACTATGCGAGAAGGATGCCTTGCATACAATACGCTTTCGGTCTTGTAGAAGATAACAAATTAATTGGAGTTGTCACTTATGGACAGCCTGCTAGTCCTAGCTTGTGTAAAGGTATAGCAGGGGATGAGAATAGTAAAAATGTACTTGAATTAAACAGGCTTGTTTTACTTCCTAAATATGGTGGTAACAACAACGCAAGTTACTTGGTTTCTCACAGTCTTAAACAATTACCATGTTATACATTTGTTGTGTCTTACGCTGACTATGGTGGCTGGGGTCATGTTGGATATGTATATCAAGCAACAAATTTTTTATACACAGGCATGACAAAACAGAGAACGGATGTGTACTGTGATGGTTCCCACTCAAGGCATTATGATAAAGATGAGAGCAGAAGACAAATCCGTACATCCAAACATAGGTATATATATTTAGTTGGCAACAAGCGTCAAAAGAAACAAATGCTTAAAGAGTTGAATTATCCGATTATACGCAATTATCCAAAAGGGGATGAAAAGCACTATGATGTTGACAATCCAGTACCATTAATGGACACGAAAAAAATTATCAATTTTTATTAATTTGGAACCAAAATATAAGCTTTAATAAGGAGGGTTGTTGCAATTTAAAAATATGACGATATATGGTAAACTAATGGAAAGAGGGATATATGCCATTGAGACAATCTGCCAGTAATAATGTATAACTTATGGGAGGATGAATGAAGTTAAACATAGAATATTTACCAACAACTGAGCTAAAGACTTATGCAAATAATGCAAAAATCCATACAACCGAACAAATTGAGCAAATAAAGAAATCTATTCAAGAATTTGGATTCAACGACCCAATTGCAGTATGGAAAGATAACGAAATAATCGAGGGGCATGGACGATTGATGGCTGCGTTGGAGTTGGGGATAGAAGAATTACCTATAATTCGTTTAGACAATTTAACAGATGAGCAAAGAAAAGCGTATACACTTGTTCATAATAAGCTAACAATGAATACAGATTTTGATTTCGATATATTGAATATCGAATTGGATGATATTGTGGATTTTGATATGTCAGAGTATGGATTCAATTTAGAAATTGAAGAAGAAGGTCCAATTGAAGCAGTTGAAGATAATTATGAGACGATAGATGTAGAATCAAGGTGTAAGACCGGCGATATTTGGCAACTCGGTAACCATCGTTTGATTTGTGGCGATAGCACTGATGCTAATGTTATCGGCAAACTGATGGACGGTCAAAAAGCAAAGATTCTTTTTACATCTCCACCATATTCTGACATTAGAGAATATAATAATGACAAAGATTTGTCTGTGGAGAATGTCGCACATTTTATTGGCGCATGCAGACCATATACAGATTATCAATGTGTAAACCTTGGAATACAAAGAAAAAATCACGAAATTGTCCAATATTGGGATGAATATATAAAACAAGCAAAAGAAGCAGGATATAAATTGATGGCATGGAATGTATGGGATAAAACTATGGCAGGAAGTATTGGGCAACAATCCGCATTTTTCCCGATTCGACATGAATGGATTTTTGTATTTGGTACAGAATTTTTTGAAATTAATGAAACATGGGAGAAAAAAGAAAAAAGTATAAATCGAAAAACTACAACAAGAACAGTGCGTCAACCTGACGGAAAAACCAAACGTTCAACAATTGGTGCTACAACAAACAAATACAAGCAAATGGAATCAGTTGTTTCGATATGTTCTGAAACAGGGAAAATAAGAGCGTTACATCCTGCAACGTTTCCTGTCGCTTTACCATCAGAATATATTAAATCTATGACAGATGAAAATGATATTATAATTGAACCTTTTGGTGGTAGTGGAACAACAATGATTGCTTGTGAACAGCTAAACAGAAAATGTTATGTTTGCGAACTTGATGAATCGTATTGTGATGTAATAATAGATAGATGGGAAAAGTTTACTGGACAGAAGGCGGTAAAAATAAATGGATAAAATGAGAAAAAAACACATTGATGAGATGGACAGAATCAGGCGGGCTATAAACAATACGGAATCCGAGTTTTTAAAAAGAGATTATTTAAAAGCGTTGAATCAAATGCAGAAAGATTTATTTGAATATGACATGTACAGATCGCAATATAGCAGACAATCTTGAAAAACTAAAGGAACAAATGTATCAAACAGAAGACAGGCGCGAGAAACACAAATTGTATATTCATATTCAAGAACTAAGAAAAGTGTACAGACGGCTAACAGGGAGGAACTATAAATGGAATCAGATAAAAGGCAGACGGAAAAACAAAATCGGAGTAAAGATTTATGAATGAGCAGAATCTAAAGCCGTTTGGTGAACGAACAAAGAAAGAACAACGAGAAATACAGCAAAAAGGTGGAAAGGCATCAGCTGAAGCAAGACGCAAAAAGCGAGATTTACGGCTGGCATTGGAAATGCTACTAGAAAAAGAATACACAGACAATCAAGGAAAAACTATAACAGGCACTGAAGCTATAACGGCTAAACTGTTTCAACAAGCTATGAAAGGGAATATCAGGGCCTTTGAAACTATAAGAAGTACAGTCGGACAAGATCCAGTGCAGAAAGTTGAGCACGTTAATATTTCAGATGAAACGAGAGAACAGATTGAGAGATTCTTGAATGATGAATCAGAGGATGTTGGTATTAAACAAAGTAAAGAATAGGCCTGTTGATTTAGCATATGCGTTAGGGTTTAATTTATTGACGAATGTGCATAACGAATGGATCAAAGATATGTTTACAGGCAAGGAAGACAGAACACTACAGGCTCACCGTGGTTCGTATAAGACTACGTGCGTGTCTGTAGTTTTACTTATGCTCATTATTTTTAAGCCAAACAAAAGAGTTGCTTTTATTCGTAAAAGTGATTCGGCCGTAAAAGAAATCATAGCTCAGGTTGGAAAGATGCTTAAATCTGAATTTATTAGTGAATTGGTTAGAATTGTTTGGGGAGTGGATCTCGTTATAACAAAAGAGAATCAGGTGGAGATTTCAACGAACCTAACAAATGACCCGAGAGGGAGCAGTCAGTTAATTGGCATGGGTATCAAGGGCGGTATCACAGGTAAGCATTACGATTATATATTCACTGATGATATTGTTACGCTTGATGATAGATTGTCACGAGCAGAAAGAGAACGAACAAAGGCAATATATAGAGAGCTTCAAAATATCAGGAACAGAGGTGGGCGGATCTATAACACAGGTACGCCGTGGAGTCGTGACGACTGCTTCACTATTATGCCGAACATAGTCAGATGGACGTATAAAGACACAGGTTTAATTTCTGAGGATGAAATAGAAGAATTAAAGGAAAGCATGACGGCTAGTTTATTTGCGGCCAACTATGAGTTGAAACATATAGCAGATGAGGATGTTATCTTCGACAATCCAAAAGTTGGAGCAGATATTGAATTAGCTAGGGGTGGTTATGACCATTTAGATTCAGCATACTATGGAGAAGATTACAGTGCATACACAGCGATAAATATACATAATGGCAAATGGTATGTATATGGAAGATGCTGGCGTAAGCACGTGGATGATATATTGGAACGGATTGTAGAATTACATAATGACATGAGGTGTCAGAAACTACACAACGAGTTGAATGCAGACAAAGGATATGTGGCAAAGGAATTGCGTAAACGCGGTGTGAAGGTCGCAACTTACACAGAAACGCAAAACAAATACATCAAGATCACATCCTATTTGAAATTTGAATGGAAGGATGTTGTGTTTGTAAATGGTACAGACAAAGAATATATTGACATGATTTGTGACTATAATGAGAATGCAGAGCATGATGATTCGGCAGACAGTTTGGCCTCATTAATCCGTATCTATCAAAAGAAAAAGCAAAGACAAGTTGAGTCAATTAAGGTATAATTAATCTATGGAGGTATGGACATGAAAACATATCAGGACTTGCGGGCGTTGAGAAATCGGGAAGTATCAGAAGCAACCATCATTGAGTTTGTTCGTTCGGTTATTAATGATTACGAAAGTACGGAAGATTACGGAAATGCACGAGTAGCATACGAATATTACAAACATAAGAACGTTACTATCAATGAATATAAGAAACTGTTGTACAGAGTTACAGGTGAAGCAGTGTTGGATACATATTCGCCAAACTATAAACTAGCAAGCAGATTCTTTTACAGATTCGTAACACAGGAGAACCAATATTTATTAGGCAACGGAGCTACATTTGGTGATGAATCAACTTCGTTGAAGTTAGGAAAAGACTTTGATAACAGACTGCAGGAGCTGGGGAAACATTCTTTGATAGCTGGTGTAGCGTATGGGTTCTTTAATCTTGATCATATAGATATGTTTGATGCATTAGAGTTCGCTCCATTGTTTGACGAGAACACAGGAGCATTAAGAGCTGGAGTCAGGTTCTGGCAGATTGATGGAACGAAGCCATTAAGAGCAACGCTGTATGAGGAAGATGGATATACAGATTACATATGGCGTAAACGTGATGGAGAGAAAAAGGATTATCTCGGACAGGTATTGAATGAGAAAAGGCCTTATATCGTATCTGTACAGATTTCGGAAGCAGATGGAATTGAAATAGTTGATGGCACTAATTATCCGAGCTTTCCGATTATTCCATTATATGCAAACGACAATAAGCAATCCGAATTGGTCGGACTGAGGGCACAGATAGATGCATACGATTTGATCAAGAGTGGGTTCTGCAACACAGTTGATGAAGCTAGTTTGATTTACTGGATTGTAAACAATGCAGGTGGTATGGATGAGGTTGACCTTGCCAAGTTCTTAAATCAAATTAGAACGGTTCATGCGGCCGTTGTAGAAGATGATGGAGCGACAGCAGAAGCACATACAATGGACATTCCGTATGCTAGCAGGGAGGCCTTATTGGATAGACTGCGTTCCGATCTGTATGAAGATGCTATGGTTCTTGACACAAAGAACATAGCGAACGGAAATATCACAGCTACACAAATTAAGGCTTCATATAATCCTTTAGATCAAAAGACAGATTTATTTGAATACCAAGTGTTAGACTTTATTTACAGGTTATTCAAAGTTGCTGGCATTGAAGACGAAGTATCATTCACAAGGAATGTGATTACAAACACAAATGAATCTGTACAAGTGATATTACAATCAGCACAGTATTTATCGAGTGATTATATCACACAAAAGATTTTAACTTTATTAGGTGATGGTGATAAGGCACAGGAAGAAATTGATAAACTGAATAAATATAACTTTGATAGATTCACAAATGATGAACCAAAAAAGCCTGAGGAAGAACCAACGGAACAGCCTGCGGATGATGAAGAATAATGAGTGAGTATGGAAGCAACTATACAGATGAACATATTGTACTGATAAAGAAGAAGTTTGAAAAGGAATACAGGCAGGCTATAAACGAATTGGATGACAAGGCACGCAACTATTTCGAAAAGCATAAGGATGAAATAGATGGTATGCTTGAGAAGTTGGAGCGTAATGAAATCTCTGAGGAGTTTTACCAAAATTGGTTCATGAATAGGTTCGGGAGTGGCATATGGTATAATCAGCTGGCGGATGAGTTGGCAAACGATATGTTAACAATCAATGAGCGGTGTTGCGAGATTGCTAATAAGGAAATAATTGGAACGTATGCCGAGAATCTAGCATATGAAACATTCAAGATAGAGAAGGAACTTCAGATAGATACATCATTTGCTTTGGTAAAGGAAGGAACTGTAAGACAGTTGATCAAGGAAGATAGATTGCTGTTACCTTTGATGGAAATGAACAAGACAAAGGATATTGCGTGGAACATTAAGAATGTAAATAGTCAGGTGTTGCAGTCGGTATTACAGGGCGAGGATCTATTCCAACTAAGAGATAGGTTCAGAACGATAGCGCACATGAACATTAATGTAGCGTATTCGAGAGCAAGAACGGCTATGACTTGTGCTCAGAACATGGGTTCGTTGGATTCGATTGAGAGAGCTAAGGAATTAGGAATAAAAGTGAAGAAGCAGTGGATGGCAACGGCAGATGACAGAACTAGACCAACACATGTTCTTGTTGACGGAGAAACAAAAGAAACAGATGAACCATTCTCAAATGGATTAATGTTTCCAGGCGATCCAAGTGGCAGTCTTGATGAGGTTATGAATTGCAGGTGCGATATGTTATCAGTGGTTGATGACGATTTATCGGATATTGATTGGAGCATATGCTCTGAGAGAGTAAATGATACTGGCATGACATATGAGGATTGGAAGGCTGAAGCGGCCTTGCAAGTAGCTCAGGAGGAAAGTTGGTATGAGTAGTTATAAATTGATTGATAATACGCCCAAAGTATTTGCCGAATTAGACAAAAAAGAAAAGATGATACTGACGAAAGCAGGAATGGAAGTAACTAACCTTGCAAAGAAGTCTATTCATTCAGGTACGCCTGAGTCAACAGGTATTCCTAATTACAAGGGCGGTACTCTGAGGCAGTCTATCAATTATAAGCTAGGTATTCATCATGTAGTGTATGTAGGTTCTAATGTTCATTATGCAAAGTACAATGAGTTCGGGACTCGTAAATGGCCGAACCCAAGGAACAAGAACTTCCTGAGGAATGCTTGTCAGAATTATGCGGGCAGGTTTGTTATTGAAGCAACAAGAATATTGAAGGGCTAATAGCCCTTTATTTATTTTAAAAAATATTAAAATAGGTATTGACAATTATTAATTATATGATATAATAAAGATGTAAAAAGATAAAGGTTGCCAAGCCGAGGAGGAAAGAACATGAAAGTAAATATTTATATCGTAGGATACACATTTGACAGAGTTATAAGAGGAATAACCCTAAAAGAAAAAGAAAAGTTAGAAAAAGAATTAGAAAAAGCTGTTGAAGATAAAAAGATCAAATGTTATCAAATAGAGGAAATAGAGGAAGCCTAAAGGCTTCTTTTTTTATGCATTGTAAAAGTTATTTAGTATTGTTATAATAAATATAACCGAATAGCAAAGAAACGCTTACGAAGCACAGGAGGTATATACAATTGGCTTTAACGAGGAAATTTTTATCAGCTCTAGGAATTGAGCAAGATAAGGTGGATGAGATTGTACAGGCCCATGCTGAAACAGTGGATGCACTGAAGGACAAAATGGCTGAGTACAAAGAAAAAGCTGAACAATTTGATGCAGTGAACAGTGAGTTGCAAGAATTAAAAGGTAAGGAAAATCCTTTTGAAGAACAGTACAATTCTTTGAAAACTGAATTTGATCAATACAAAGAACGAGTACAGACAGAAAAGACTATTGCAAACAAAAAGTCACTGTATAAAGAATTATTGCGTGATTGCGGAGTATCCGAAAAACGATTGAACAGCATCTTGAAAGTTACCAACATGGATTCAGTTGAATTGAATGAAGATGGATCTATTAAAGATGCAGATACACTGAAGGAAACGATTCAGGAGGAATGGTCTGACTTTATTACACAAACAAAGAATGTGGGAGCAGACACAGAAACTCCACCTGCAAATGACGGCAGTAAGAAGTTTACTTCAAAAGAGGAAATCATGAAGATTAAGGATTCTACCGCTCGACAAAAAGCAATAATGGAGAACAAAGATTTATTTGGATATTAAAGGAGGAGAATCATGCCAAAAGCAGGATTAACAAAACAGGCAGACTTTAGCCAGTTGACGGCACGTGAAGTCGATTTTGTTACACGTTTTACCGATAACTGGGAAGCCTTACAAACAATTTTAGGTATTACAAGACCAATCAAAAAAGAAGCAGGAACAAGATTAGTATCTTACAAAGCTAAAATGGTATCAGATGGCTTGCAGGGCGGAGCTTCAGTTGGTGAGGGTGAAGAGATCCCTTACACTGAATTTGGCGTAGATCCAGTAGCATATGGTGATGTTGCTATTGAGAAATATGCTAAAGCAGTTTCTATTGAAGCAGTAGCAAAATACGGCCCTGAAGTTGCAGTTCAAAAAACAGATGATCAGTTCCTTGTTGAACTTCAGAATGTTGTACTTACTAGATTCTACACATTCTTAAAGACTGGTTCGTTAACATTTACGCAGACTACTTGGCAGAAAGCCTTAGCTAGAGCAAAGGGATATGTTTTAGAAAAGTTTGCTGGAATGCGAAAGACGGTAACTGATGTAGTTGGATTCGCAAACATTAATGATTTGTATGGTTATTTAGGAACAGCTGAAATTACAATTCAGACCGCATTTGGTTTGACATATGTACAGAACTTTATGGGATATAGTACGTTGTTCTTATGCCCTGACATTGACATTCCGCAGGGAACGGTTATTGCAGTACCAATTGAGAACATTGATATGTACTATGTAGATCCGAGTGATTCGGCATATGCACAGTTAGGACTGCAATATACTACTCAGGGCGAAACTAACCTGATCGGCTTCCACGCTGAAGGTGATTACAAGCACGCAGTAGGAGAAGTATTCGCTTTAATGGGAATTACATTGTGGGCCGAATACTTGGATGGAATCGCAGTAGCAACAGTAGGAAGCGAAGATACAACGCCAACAGGAGCGTAG